CCTCGCCAAGCTGGCAAGTCGCCAGGGCTCGTACCTGGCGTACAACCCCCAGGATACCGCCGCATATTTTGAGGCCGTGTGGAGCCGCGCCGTGGCCCTGTGCGTCCAGCTTTGCAAGACCTATGGCCTAAGCCAATCGGATATCCTGTGCCACTCGGAGGGCTATGCCAAGGGCATCGCCTCCAACCACGCGGACGTGATGCACTGGTGGCCTTACCACAGTAAGACCATGGATATGTTCCGGGCGGCGGTATGGCGACAGACCCCGGTGCAGTCGCCGGGCTACCGGGCCCAGGTACAGGCGCGCTTCGGGCTGGCCGAGGAGACCATGGACTACCTGGAGGCGTACCGATACGGCGCGGACCTGCTGCAAAAGCTGGCCGCGGCAAACTAGGAGAGGAGTACTTATCATGACCAACAAGATCAGCGCGGGCACGATTGCCCGGACCGTTGTACTGCTGCTGGCCCTGGTCAACCAGGTGCTGAGCATGCTGGGCGTCCAGACCATCCCCATCGCGGACGAGGACGTCAACACCCTCATCGCCACCGGCTGGACCATCGCCGCCTCCCTGGCGGCGTGGTGGAAGAACAACAGCTTTACACAGGCCGCCCTTGCGGGGGACGCCCTGAAGGACGAAATCAGGGCCAGGGAGGAGTAAGCCATGGCGGAGGACATCGCGGTCAAGGTGGCCGAAATCGAGCAGCGGAGCAAATCGAACACCCACCGGCTGGACAAGGTGGAGGAGCGACAGGACAACCTGGACAAACTGGTGTCATCCGTGGAGGTGTTGGCGACACGGCAGAAGACGGTGGAGACCGACGTGAAGGAGATCAAGACCGACGTGAAGGCCCTCACCGAGAAGCCCGCCAAGCGCTGGGACGGTATCGTGGACAAGCTCATTTGGCTGGCCGTCTCCGGGGCGCTGGGGTTCATCGCGGCGCAGATGATAAGTTGAGCAGAAAAGGGGCCCCAGCAAGGGCGCGCGCCCTTGCTGGGGAGAGGACGAGCTTCGGAGTGAATGAGCCCCGCCCGAAAGGGCGGGGCGAACGATACGGAGAAAGCGAGGACGAGACGATATGGCAAGTATCCGGGAAGTGATCGAACGGGTGGACCGGGCGGTGGAGAACGCCTGGGAGGAAGAGGAGAAGGCCAGATGGCTCATAGAACTGGACGGGAAACTCTACCGTGAAGTGATGGAAGAGCAGGGGGAGAAACCGCCGGAGTCCTGGCCGGAGGACGGAGACAAGCCCCTGATGGTCCCGGCTACATACGACAATCTTTACGACCTGTATCTCTGCGCCATGATGGACTTTCACAACCGCGAGTGGGACCAGTACGCCAATTCTCAGGCTATGGCGGAGGCCGCCATAGGGGAGTGGAAGCGGGCTTATCGGAGAGGCCATATGCCGCAGCGCGACGGGTACTATAAAAATCTGATGTGATGAGAAACGCGGAGAAGCCGGAGCAGGGAGGCAGTGAGGCCCGCAGACGAAAAAGCAGTTGCGCGAAGCGCAAGGTGTTTTTCGCGGAGGGACGAGCAGCCGAGCGCGGCGGAGGCTTCGGAGCGTGACAGCGCGGAGCGCCCGGGAGCAGGACGCGTGACAGAAAGGCGTGAGGTTTATGCAGTTGCCAAAGGTGCCGGTGACAAAGGGGAGGACGGAGCGGGATATCATCGTCTTCGGCGGACTGGACTGGCGGCAGGAACCGGACGAGGGGACCCTGGCGGACAGCCGGGGACTCTCCGCCGGGCGCTACCCGGCCCTGGGCCAACGGGGAGGACGTGGGGTATACGGAACCTACCTGGACCCAACGGCGATCTTCGCGCGGGAAAAGCTGTGCGTGGTGGACGGGACGGACTTTCTCTACGATGGAGAAAAGGTGGGTACGGTCATACCGGGGGCCAAGGAGATGTCCGTGGTCAATACCAAACTGTGCATTTTCCCTGATAAGCGGTACTTTGACCTGGAGAGCAGGGAATTTGGGGAGCTGGAGGCGTCTCTCACCGCTTTGGAGCACTCCGCCGTCTTTACGGAAAATACCTTGCAGTTCAGCCCAAACCCAAAGATGGACGAGGTGACGGAACGTTACGGCCGGAACTACTCCTCCCCCTACCGGATCAAGCTGCGGTACTATGACAGCGCCCCTGTCTGGCAAAACGGGGCCTGGGTGAAGGGGACGGCTCAGGAGGCGCAGGGAACGGCCATTGCCGGCGAGAACGCGCCGGACAAGCTGAAGGGGAAGTACATCATCCCCAGTGTGAACGAGTATGGAAACTACTATCTGCCGCTCCAGTTCTCCACGGATCCATACGAGCCGGAGAACCAGAATGGCGTATACGGGGTCATCACGGCCACCAGCTACGAGGCGGGAGAAAACGCGGAGTACTGGGAGGTGACGGCCCAGCTCTACGATGGGGCCAGCAGCAACGTGCTGTTCACCGCGGTATTCAAAAAGGGGGACGGCATAGAGATCACCGGATGCACGACGCTGAAAGGGAACAACAAGTCCGCGGTCATCCGCGAGGTGTCCGACACCACGCTCACGTTTGACAGCGGCATTTTTTCCTCCGGCAGCGAGGCGGGGACGGTGACGGTAAAGCGGCCTGTGCCGGATCTGGAGTATATCTGTGAAGTGGACAACCGCCTGTGGGGCTGCTGTGGGACGACCATTTATGCCTCGGCTCTGGGGGACCCTGGGAATTTCTACGTCTATGACGGGCTGTCCACCGACGGCTACGCCGTGGCTGTCGGGACGGAGGGGCCCTTTACCGGGTGCATCGGCTATTCTTCCGGGGCGCTGTTTTTCAAGGAAAACTGCGTGCACAAGCTGTTGGGCACAAGCCCTAAAAACTACCAGATGAATACGCTGCGCTTCTGGGGCGTGCAGAAGGGCAGCCACAGGTCCCTGTGCACGGTCAACGAAGTGCTGTACTACAAAGGCGTGACGGGGGTATTCGCCTATACCGGCGGGACGCCGGTATGTATTTCCGAGTGCTTTGGGAACCGGCGCTTTGCGCAGGCGGCGGGGGGCAGCGACGGGGCGCGGTATTATCTCTCCATGATGGATGAGGAGGGAAACTGGGGCTTCTTTTCCTATGATATCCAGAGCGGTGTGTGGCTGCGGGAGGACGAGACCCACGCCATACAGTTCGCCACGGTGGATGGAAAGGCGCACTACCTGGCGGGAGACACGGTGTTTCTCTGCGGAGAGGGGGACTTCTCCGGGGTGTGGAGCGCCCGGCTCAACCCGCTTACCGAGCAGGCGCTGGGGAAGAAGCGGTATACCCGCCTGACGCTGCGCCTGGAGCTGGAAGAAGGGGCCTGGGTACGGGTGGAGACTAGAACCGACGGCGGGCAATGGCGGCAGGTCTGGCTCTCGCCGGCGGGACGCCGTAGGGTGTTCGCAGTGCCTCTGCGGCCCACACGCTGCGACAGGATGGAGCTCCGGCTTTCCGGCGAGGGTGTGTGCATCGTGAGGACCTTGGAGCGGAGCTTCGATGTGGGAGAAGCGCGAGGATAGGCGCATAGGGAGAATAAGACGGCATGGAAACCGGGGCAAAGCCCAGAGAAATGGGTTTGCCCCGGAGAGGAGGAGCAAGGGAGCGCGGCGAAGCCTGACCGTAAGGTCGGGATGAGCAGAGCAGACTTTGCGACGACGAGGGGGAAAGGCAGATGAACGTTTACACCAAGCGCCTGGGCGCGGCGGAGCGGGGCGTATCCAGTGAGCTGGCGGCCTTCCTGAACTACCTCCAGGAGACCACAGATTATCAGCTGGGGCAGTTGTCCGCCGGGCTGGAGGCCAGGGGGGAGGACGGGGCGGCCCAGCAGGCATCTCTGGAGGCCCTATCCACTGCATTGGAAGTGGAACGGCAGGCGCTGGCGGCCCTGACGGAACGCGTGAGCACGATGGAGACAGCTATGGCGGCGCTGACAAAAAGAGTGAGCACGACGGAAAGCGGGATCGAAGACCTGGAGGACCAGGTGAGGGACCTGGAGCGGGCATAAGAAAGAGGGGTCAAAGATGGCGTATCCTACCAATTGGAAACGAAAAGAGGAAGAATCTGCCTCCGGGGGCAAATACCATGCGCTGGACAGCAGCGGGAACAACTATGCAGGCCTCTCCGGCATGGACGAGCTGAGCCAGGCGGCGCTGGAGGCGGCGCAGTCGTCCTGGCAGAGCGCAAACAAGGCGGGGGATCAGGAGGGGATGGACGCGGCCCACCAGCAGGCGGAGAGCATCCGGAGCAAGTACGGCTATTCCGGCGGGGCGGACGGGTCCCAGTACCTGCCCACCGGCAGCGGAACAAAGCAGGCGGCGTTCTCCTACGAGAGCGCGCCGTCTTATACCAGCAGGTATCAGAACCAGATTGACGAGCTGACGTCGGCCATTCTGAACCGGGAGGCATTCTCCTACGACCCGGAGACAGACCCACTGTACGACCAGTACAAGGAGCAGTACACGCGGGAGGGGCAGCGGGCCATGCAGGACGCGCTGGGGGAGGTATCGGCCCGGACAGGGGGCCTCGCCAGCTCCTACGCCACGACCGCGGCGGCGCAGGCCAACAACTACTACATGGCCCAGCTCGCAGACAAGATCCCGGAGCTCTACCAGCTTGCCTATTCCATGTATATGGACGAGGGGGACCGGCTGCGCTCTGACCTGGCGATGCTGCAAGGCATGGAGAGCGGCGACTATGGGCGGTATCAGGACCGGCTGGGCCAGTACAATACGGACCGGAGCTTCGCCTACGGGCTGAACCGGGACCAGGTGGCCGATCAGAGATACGCCCAGGAGTGGAACTACCAGGTGGGGCGGGATCAGCGCAGCGACCAGCGGTATGACCGGGAGTACGCCGACAGCCGGTCGGACACGGCGTGGGAGAAGGAGCGCTACGCAAACGAGACGGCGTACGACCAGGCCCTTGCCAAGGGCCAGACGCTGGCGGCGGG